CGGGGGGTATAATGGTATCGTATTGAGGACTCCTCACATCGCCGTGTATGATGGCTGGGCCACTCCTGGAACCTCCGTATCCGTCTCTCAAGGGGGGACTGGGAGCCTGCATGTAACACATGATTTGACAATATCCACCCCCACCAAAGGTGAGATTGCATGGAAATATAGTCACACTACGCTGAGATTTGTGAATGGGATAATGGTTACAGCATTGTAGAAGGAGAAAAGAAATGTGGGCAGAAAAAAATGATATGAGGTCATATATTAATCAGGATAAAATTAGTGAGTTTTTAGCGGATGGATATGTGATTTACAGTGATGAAATGGAATTGATAGATAACCCGGAAGATTATGCAGTTGATACGATGGAAGAAGAAGGGAGAGTGAGTTTGAATGAGTAATGTAAAAAATATACCTGTATCTATAGCAATGGACGTGGCTACAAACAAGATTGAGTGCATGGTGCAGGAAGAAATGCAAAGCGCTGGTATTGGTGCCGACTTAATGGAGTTTGTTTTATATAAGGTGATTCAAGGCCTGTCAAAAGAAAAGACAGGTGTGTATGGCACAGAAATAGTCATTCAGAGTGCAAGGGAAGATACTGGGAATGATCAAAAGTATGTAGAAAAAACCGGCACTCCAGAAGAAATGATCGAAGATTTAAAAAATAACAATGTAAACGTAACCATAAAAGAGGGTGAATAACAATGGCAAGCATACAGACATACATAAATCAAATTAAAAATGCGATATACGGCAAGGACGTTAGGAGTTCGATCGCCGAAGCAATTGAAAAAGTCAATAACGACAACGAAGCATATCAGACACTTGCGGATGATGCAACTACAGCGCTTAAGCAAGCAAATGCAATCGTGGCGGGGAAAGTTGGTATTGATGATACTAATGTTGGATTGGGAACATCATACTCATCCAAGAAGATCGTAGACACACTAAATGATAGTTTGGAGAATTTGTTTCCAGGTGGTACAAATATATTGAGAAACACTAATGCAGGCACTACTATTGGAACATCAGGCACGTGGGAAACTGGCACATGGCGTGTTTGGGGTTCCGGTGGGACGCGCGAAGTTGTTAACATCACAGGCGCGCCTAATCCCGATATAGAAAGCGCGACGAGGATGACAATAACTGGCACATCCACCGATTCATATTCGCAAAGGAACATTCCGTTAGTTTCGGGACTTGAATATACAATGTCTTGTTATGTCCGGCTAATTAGCGGAGACGGAAGAGGATATATATTACCCTATGATAATACAACCAATGCGGCAATTGTAACAAGTGCTTTTACCGCTACTTCTGATTGGAAAAGGGTGAGTTGTACATTCGCAGCAAAAGGCATTCTAAGCGCAATTTTTGCGAAATCAACTGCCGCAGGTGTTATAGAAATATGTGGTGAAAAACTTGAATTAGGAAACAAGGAAACTGATTGGAGTCCATCTCCTTGGGATACTGGTTACAATAAGAGTAAAATAACATCATTAACGGCGGCATCATCCGATATAACGATGTCCACAGTATCGATTTTCAAACAAGGTGATATTGTTGTAGGTAGCATTAGATTTAATATTTCAACCGCGCCCACCACCAACGGATACAAATTAATAACTACATTACCGGAGGGGTATAGACCTTCCAGACAGGTATATTTACCCTTCGTTGGTAATGTTGCATATAATCAAGCGTCTTATATTTCGGCGGCTGGAGAAATTTATTTTTATGCAACTACAGCTATTCCAACAGCGGCATATTTCACTTTAGCCATAAATTACGGTACATTTTCATAATTAAATATAAATTTACTAAATGCTTATTGCTGCACCGCTTTAAGTATAAGCATTTTAAAGGCATTCATAATGAATAGCAATTTAGTGAAGAAACGAAACTCAATGAATAAAGCGAAGTTGAAAATATATAAAAGAAGGTACAGTCTTATCTGTACCTTCTTTTAACAGCGCACAATTTTTAAAGGAAAGAGGAGACAACATTGACACCTTGGATAACAACATTAATATCGTCTCTGATCTCTGCAGTAATCTCTGCGGTAATTTCGGGCATTATAGTTACCCGGATCAATCACCAATTAGATAAGCGGCAGAAAAAAAGAGAGGAAGACGAAAAGAAAAAAGAAGAGACACTGGACATCTATCATCTGCTTATCATGCAAGGTATAGTGGCATCCCTTTCTTTGGGTGAGGCAACAGCCGATGCAGTAGAAAGCGGTAAGTATAATGGCAAACAGAACCAAGCCAGAGATTATGCCGAAAAGGTAAAACACGAGTTACAGGATTTTGCGTATAAATTTAGTGCGGAGAATCTTAAATAAGAAAGTGAGGTATAAATTATGTTAAATTTTGATGAGGTTATAGATAGTAAAAAATGGTTTAGAGCCGCGTTAGTAAGAGCGGTAAAAACAGTAGCACAGACAGCAATAGCAACGATTGGTACGGCCGCAGTTTTGGGTGATGTAAACTGGACAATATTAGTATCCGCATCAGTGTTGGCCGGCGGGTTATCATTACTTACATCAGTGGCCGGACTGCCTGAGATCAAAGCAGAAGCAGAGGAGGAATAGCATATGGCAATTAAGATCGGACATGCAAGTCTTGATGAAAACGGCAAAATAAGCGGCGGGGCAGCAGGTGACCAAACCGGAAAAGAGGTATGCATTAGGTCATGGTACAGTAAGCCATGGGGATTTGTCTTGCGGCCCACGGATTTTGCCCAGGCAGAAAAGATGGCAGCAGCGTGCGAAGCAGGATGTGCCAACAATAACATAGGATACGATCAAAACCAACGGAACACACTTAATACCCAGGCTAAAGCAGTGGGATATGTCCTAACCAAAATCACAGTTCCGTGTGAGGCTGATTGCAGCAGTTTTATGACGGTTTGTGTACAAGCCGCCGGTATTGAGCCTGCATATTCCAGCGGAAATGCTCCCACTACATCAACCATGCAAGCCAGATTCATGGCCACAGGTAAGTTTAAATTACTAACAGACAGCAAATACCTTACCAGTGATAAATACCTCAAACGCGGCGACATCTTAATAAAGGCCGGGAGCCATACGGCTATGGCACTGGGAAATGGATCAATGACAGCCGGTGACTCCGGGGAAACAAGCGGTGCAACCACCACCAACACTAAGCTAACAGTGGATGGTGAGTGGGGTCCGGCAACCACCCGGCGGATGCAGCAGGTCTTAGGCACCATTGTCGATGGACTGGTGTCTAACCAGTATGCAAGCTACAAGGCTAATAATCCGGGACTGCTGTCCAGCTCATGGCAATGGAAGAGTAAGCCCGGTTCCGGTTCACCGATGGTTAAAGCATTACAAAAGCTGGCGGGTGCATCCCAGGATGGTTATATCGGTCCGAAGACTATTAAGGTCATGCAAAAGTACTTTGGTACTGTGCAGGATGGTTGTGTAAGCAAACCGAGTGCATTAGTAAAAGCTGTTCAAACATGGCTTAACAATAAATAAAAGAAAAAATTCTAATGTCTCTGCAAATCATTTTAATCATTTAGGTATGATGAGGATAGGAACATAATAACGTCACATATATGAGATATAATATATAGGAAAAGAGGAGACAACATTGACACCATGGATAACAACATTAATATCGTCTCTGATCTCTGCGGTAATTTCGGGCATGATAGTTACCCGGATTGGCATCCCTTTCTTAAAGCGGTAAGTATAATGGCAAACAAAACCAAGCCAGAGATTACGCTGAAAAGGTGAAACAAGAGTTTACAGGATTTTGTCTATAAATATAGTGCGGAGATTCTTGAATTAAGAAAGAGAGGTATGAATTATGTTAAATTTTGATGGATTTATTGATTCAAAAAAATGGGCCAAAGCAGCGGCAGTAAGGGCGGTAAAAACAGTTGCACAGACAGCAATAGCAATGATTGGTACATCTGCAGTGTTGGGGGAGGTAAATTGGACAATGATAGTATCCGTAGCGGTGTTAGCCGGCGGGTTATCATTGCTTACATCAGTGACCGGGCTGCCGGAGATCAAAGCAGAAGCAGAGGAGGGATGGTAAACATAGCTTAACAATAAAGAGAGGCTGAATTACATTCTTACCGAGAAAGAGATGGAACTAGTTAGCCTGATCATGCAGGATTGCCAAAGCACGGGAGATATTCAGTCAAGGCTGAAACGTTTGTTTGCAGGTACAATTGAGCAAATGTTAGAAGCTGAAATGGAAGAGCATTTAGGTTATGAAAAAAATTCAGTAGAAGGAAATAATAGCGGCAATAGCCGAAATGGCTACAATCATAAAACGATTACAAGCGATTACGGTGAGAGTGAAATAGCCATTCCACGTGACCGAAATGGTCATTTTGAACCAAGGGTTCTTGAAAAACATCAGATTCGTACGGATGAGATTGAACAAAAGATCATGGCAATGTATGCCAAAGGCATGAGCCAGCGAGATATTGAGGATAATCTTCGGGAAATTTATGGTGCACAGATCCCCCAGACATTGATCTCTAAAATAACTGATAAAATTCTACCAGAGGTATAATCTGTGCAGACCTGAAGAAAATCTATGGAGCAGTTAAACTTGATGATGCAGAGTATGCTTTAGAAGAATTTAGGGAAAAATGGGATAAGAAGTATCCGTCAATCCTACGTTCCTGGGATGTGAATTGGGCTGAATTAACTACCTTTTTCAACTACCCGCAAGAAATACGCCTTCTGATCTATACCAACAATGTAATAGAGGCATATCATCGGATGGTCCGCAAATTTACAAAAAGCAAATTCATCTTCCCAACAGATGACTCTATTCGAAAGGTCTTTTATCTATCGGTGAAAGAAATCGGGAAGAAGTGGACGATGCCAGCACGTAGTTGGGCAATAGCGTATAGCCAGTTCATGATATACTTTGCAGATCGATTTGCAGCCCAACACAGTATACCGGGGACGCTGCCCCCGGGCCCCCGATTTATGCGCTTCTGGCTTACCGATGAACGAAAAAACGGCAGACTTCAGACGAAAATTGATAAAAAGCAATTTCAAACAGTATGGATTATTCTTATTCTCTGTACTGTTTTCAATAACAATAGTCGGTGCTTATGGAGTTCTACAATTTAGCTCAACCATAACAAGTGTTCTTGTTGACGGAGGATCAACACAAGTCATTTCTACCGCTATGTTTTTTTCTCCATGTTGGGGATTATGGTCTTTCTTATATATGCAAATTCATTGTTTCTAAAACATAAGTCAAGGGAAATTGGGGTTTTCCTTTCACTTGGTATTAGCCGAAAGGCAGTACGGAAAATCGTTGTCAAAGAATATTCCCTACTAATTTAACTTGCCGCCGTAATAGGTTTACTCCTATCCATGCCTGGAACATATCTTTGTTGGTCACTGCTTATTATATTTTTGAAGACTCAGGAAACCGCTTTTGAAATCGGATGGGCGGGGCTTGTTATCGCTGCCGCATTCGCCGTAATGGCGTGGTTGGTTTTAAGAACCATAAACTGCAAGTATATTAGCGCGGTAGACATTATGAAAATCTTCAAAACCTCAGACCAAAATGAGGAAGCTAGGAACGGCAATCTGTTTTTGAGTATATTTGGTTCATCTGCTGAAACAGAAAATCCGGCAATATACACGCTCTATCTTTGTGGCGACACTCCTTATCACATTTACCATTTTTGATATTGGCTTCGTTGCCGTTGGATTTATAGATGGCTATTACACGGCCTTAAATGAGCCTTATGATTACACAATAAATGCTTCATTTATGCAGCCAAATATCACACAAGAACGCATTTTAGCCGTTGCAGAGGGAATCGGCACAAACATCACGGAAATATAGACTCTAAACGGTTTACTTATCGGAATGCAGAACACATATATTGATGGCGAAACCGATTGGAGTTCTCGTT